CTATCGTGCGCCCTTCTAATTGCTTTTACTGTACCGTTTGCACCAGATGTAACACCATACAAACTATCTCCAACAATAACGCCTGGGTCTGAAGTATTTGCAAGAACGATAACAGCGTTTGCGTTTGTTCTATAATTTACGCCTTGTGTTATAGTCTCTCCTTGCTCTGGAAAACCGTAATCAGGTGATGCAAGCGGTGTGTTTGCAAACCTGTCCATTCTTCCAGTGCCAGCAAATGAAGGAGCAAGAATGCCAAATATATTATTACTAGAGACAAGATTTACGTTTGTTGATACAGCAAATGTATCATTCAAGTCTTCTCTTCTAATTGTAAAACTAGCAGGAGATGATCCATCACCGCCAGTTATAGATATTTGTGTTGTATCATTTACACTAGATGAGTATCCAGAACCACCATCAAGAATAGAGAAAGTAATTGCTCCACCCAAGTCAACAGTTTTTGTAACAACAACTTTACCAAATTGACCAATATCAGATGATATGATATCTACCACATCGCCAGGATTATATCTTGCGCCAGGAGATATGATTGTAAAGTTACTAATACCAGCTTCAACAGAAGGAGCATGAGGAGTTGGTCCATCAGCTAGAGACACTGGCTCCAGATGAGAGAATGTTCCACTAATATTTGAGACATAGATTTGATCAACGACTCTGTTTCTTATAGTTCTCTTTACAACATTTTCAACAAGTGCTGTAGCACCAGAATCATTTCCTGTAATCGTTCTACCAATAAAACTTAGATTGTTCTTATCGTGTGTTGTAACAAGATATCTATCAATACGCCACTCACCATCTGAAACTTTTAGAATTTGATCAGCGGGATAATTTACCTCTACATCTTCATTATATAATATACGAAACAGAAGTTTGTATGATGATAGAGTGCCTTTTGTTTGATACAGGTCTTTGATATTTTTTGCAAGAAGTGACTTATCGGCTAGAATTGTTTCTGGAATATCAGCCATAACAGTTCTGCGAAAGTATTCAATATACTCGTCTAGCGTTTCATCAATATCTTTGTAACTTTGAAGTTTCTTTAGTTCATGTCCTTGATTGTCGCTTTGCTCAAGCCATTCATAGTATGCTTTTACAAATGCAACAAAATTAGCACCTTCTTCGTTATAGAAAGGGGGAAACTGATTTTGTACAAGTGTAGAGAGTTTTTCTTCAATGGCCATTTTATTCTATCTCAGCAATAGCGTTGATTGTAGCGTCTACTCCATTCATAATCAATATCTGCTCACGAATTGGTGTAACGTCTAGATTTACAGTTTCTACAGAAACTCTTAGTTGAATACCCTCATACGCTGTAGGTGCAAAGTTTTCTATCTCAACAAGTCCAGTATCATAGTTTATTGTTCCAGCATTTGTGATGATATTAACTTTCTGTTTGTTTGCATTATATCTGAATATATTTACATTACCATTACTATCATCAGATAAAAATGCAGTGAAGTTATTATAAGTGAAACTTGTAGATTCCAGTGTGCCTTTTCTGATTGCATTACTAAATCTAAGAGTTACCTTCTCCGCTCTCTGCGTGTTTGGTGAAATGCGCTTCTGTATTTTCAGAGACACTTCATTATTGAAGATAGATTCATTTGTATTGTCCAATGCACGAACAAAACGAGAATATCTTAGTTTGTTGCCAAACTGTTCAAGATTTGTAGAACTAAAAGAATCGATGGCCGCTTTTGTAGTTTGAATTGTGGCTGAAGCAGTCAATGTTGTTTTTAGTTTATCATAGTAAGTTGTAATAGTAGGAATGATATAGATATAATCTGCATCGATGACAACAGGATCAATACCCAATGGTGTTCTGTCTATGATACTTTCTTTGATTTCTTGCTTTCGGATTCTCGTTGCAAAGAGTTCACCAAAAGGCTTTACAGCAATATAGACTTTACCATAGACAGCAGGACTTGCAAGTTCTCCACCAAACGCCGTAACAGATTGTAGATCGGTGTTCTCGTTTAGAAGTATTCTCTGATAGTCATTCTTGATAACGGCTCTGTTTTGAACTTCAAAGTTTCTTGGTGCATTGAACTTTATACTATCAACAGATTCTTGTTCGACACCACCTCTTGCTACACTGTTCACTACAAGTGATGCTGATGTATAACTAGGATCAATATTAATCGTATCTATAGTGAATGTGTTTGCGCCATTTGTGTCTGGCCCATTACAAACACGATAATCAACAATAACAATATTATTGTTCTTTAGAGGTTTACCCAAAGCACCACTTGAAAAATATAGTTCATACTTTTTATCAGAAGCCTCTTGAATATAATAAACTGGGCTTGCAGATGTAACATCACGAATATTTGTTGCTTGTGTAAATACAGTATTTGATAAATTAGAAGCGGACTCCTGAACACGAACAGAAATGCTTCTTGTATCAATGTTTTGGTTAGGTAAAACATATTTTACAGGATTCGATGTATTCACAGTAAATCTATGTGTTAGAGGCTCACCTTCAATAATAGAAATTGCTTTTGTAAAAGTATTTGCGTTGTTGTTTATTGTCAGTGCTTCAGGCGTCACATATGTATATGCGATATCATCAATCGTTGTACTGAACTTAGAGTTTTTAGGAAGAGTAAATGAAGAAACTGTATTTGAGATACCAGTAAATGTAATCGTTACGTTAGCAGTGGCACCTCTGGCAGAACGAGTAACATAGCCAAGTTCTTTTGCTCTCGACACGACACTATCTCTTTGCTGTGCAGTGTCCAAGAACATTTCGTTTGCAAGCATATTTGTATAGAATGCATTGTAGTGTGTATTATATGCAAGAACATCCAACAACACAGACATGTTACTACCTTCAAAGTCGTAGTCTTGGAACTGTGTCTGTGAACTCAAATATGTTTTTAGATTACTACGAATGTCTTCAAAATCGACATCCGTTACTTCTAGATATGTGTTAGCGGCCATTACCTAACTCTTTCTAAGATTACATTTAGAATAACAGGATTTACATCATTGCGAATACTGAAAGCAACAGTAACAGACAGTGCATTTAAATCAGAGCGATCTTCAACCAGAACTTCTAGGATATCCGCTCTAGGCTCATAGTTGTCTATTACCTCACGAATAGCGTTTTCCATAGTCTGCTTCAGTGCTGGCGACCATAGTTCAAATAGATAGTAACGAATAGAACAGCCGATGTCAGACTTGAACGGACGCTCATAGTAGTCAGTAAGAATCAGATTACGAACAGATTCTTTCACTGCATCTCTGTTTGTTTTTCTAGAGAGTTGTCCAGTGATAGGATTTGGTACGAACAAACTGTCCAAATCACTGAAAACTACTTTGTCTTTTACTCCGGCCATCTTTATTCCTTACATACACAAATCTTCATACTTTGTTGTATGAAGTCGATGTAATGACATGTCTCCATGTTTACGAAAGCGTCTGTTGTATTGACGCTTAATTCTTTTTCTTTGCCCTGGCTTCCAGTTCAAGAACTGTTTCCAACCAGTAAGAGCATCAAACTCATCGCCATTTTTTAGAGGTATTCTTTTCATAGACATATCTTTCTATTTATGATGCGTTCTTAGATGATTGTATTTCCGCTCTTCTTTCTTTACAGAGTTTTGCAATCTCTGATAACGCTTTTCTTGCTCTAGTTCCAGCAGTCTTATTACCAACTTCAAACTTCTCACTTTCAGTGATGTAAGTCTCAAATAAATTTACTAAGTTATCATGATTATTCATCGTTTTGCCCTTGACAAATTATAAAAATGTGATAGAATAGATTCTGTAATCTATCAGATAAACTATTTAGTCTCCAATAAAGACTGTCTGTGATGCTGATTCAATCTTATTGGAACCATCTGAACCAGATATTCCAGCCGGATCATCACCAGTATCTACTGTATCATCTAGTCTTGCCGCACCTTTTGTACCACTGTTTAGATTGATTGTCTTACCATCCATTGTAATATTACCGTCAGCAACGATGTTCAAGTCTCCAGTAACGTGTAGTTTATCATTACCAGTTACAGTTCTAAAACCATTCTTATGATGAGTAACAACGTCACCATTTGGATGCATCTCAATAAAAGTTCCAGACTTATGATAGATGTGAATCCTTTCAGCATTAGCAGTATCATCAATCTCTACTACATGACCTGATTCAGATTCATACACATGGTTCTTTGGATACTGTGCGGCATATGGTGATACAGGTTCTCCAGTAACACTGTCTGGTGACTTGGTGATACTGTTTGTTCCTCTTGCAAGTTTATTTACATCACTCTCATCTACATACAGAGGATAGACACCATTGGGATCATTGAATCCTTTTGTGGTGTCAGCGAGAAACTCTGGAATGCCTGCTAGACTTCCCATGACAATAGGTTCTTGCGCTCTGTCTCCATCTAAAAAGAAACCAATAACCCATGATCCCTCAACTAATCCTGTTGGGGAGGTTCCCTTTCCACTAACAGCCGCCGATGTGACATTTTGAACGACTTGAGCCCATGGAAGGTGTTTAGTAGGTATCTGGTCCTTATCATCGGTGTGCCAACCATAACACCGTACACGGACTCTTCCGAGTCGTACAGGGTCGTTACGGTCTTCCACGACCCCCATGAACCATGTAAAATCATTTCTGCCTAGGAAGTTTCTCATCTTCCACCTTCTCTACATACTTTAGAAAACTCAAAAGTCCATTCTTTAGAGTTTCTTTTGTTTTTTCTTTTTCATCAACATAATCTGTTAGATGATTAAAAGAGGCCGAGGACTTTCTTTCTTCCTTTAGTGGCTTTCTTTTTTGCTTTTGGTTTAGGTGCTTCATCTTCTACAACTTCTTCTGTTTGAACTTCTGGTTCTACAATCTCTTGAAGAAACTGTTTTTTCATTTCTTTTTCTCTAGGGGACCCTGGCAATGGCATGTTTATCTCCTCTTATTGCTCTGGTTCGTCAACTGCTTTAAGTGCTGTATCAGGAACATTACTCTTAATCCAATCATAGACTTGTTGCTGAACATCACTTTCTTTTCTAAATTTTTTACCTTCTTTTTTCAGATTCACATATGTGAAATCCTTTACGACAATCCCACCAGCACTTGTCTTGATAGGTTTACCGTCTTTGTCTGTCCAAGGAATAGTGTTTTCTCTGTTATTCAGAATAACATTTACAGCACCATTGATACCTCTTGGTAGTTTGCCCTTGATGATTGTTGACATCGTTTTAGCCGCACCTTCATGCGTCTTCAACAGAATATCACCAGGCACAACTCTTGCTCTACCAGCATTATTTTTAACAGCAGTGTGATAGTTTGTCAATACCCAAGTTACATGAATATTTTCTGGTTTATATCCAACTGCTTTTAGTTGCGGAAGAACCTCTGTAATGTCACCAATCTCTTTAAGAGTGATATCAAAGATAATGTTTGGTAGGGTGCCTTTGGATGCGGCGCCTGAGCGAACCAAGTCGTCCAGCATCACTTTCAGTGTATTCTCTTTAATGCCTGCTTTCTTCACAAACATGTGCAACTTAAAAACATCTTTTGGTTCACGCAAATTTAGTCCACGAACCTCTGGATATTTCTTTTTGAGTTTGTCGATTTCGATGAACGCTTTCTTCCACTCATCCACATCACGAATCTTGAACTTACTGCCTTCCATAAAGTTTTGAATAGCAAAGCCTTTACCAGAGCCAGCACCACCAGCCAGAAATACGATTTGACCATAGCGTTTACCTTGATTGTACATGATGAGTTTTTCGTCAAGTTGCTTAAACAACTTATCTACAAAATACTCTCTTAGTCCTAGTATCATTTCTTAAATCCTGTGTCTTTGATACATGTTACCACCGTGACATGCTGTTCGCTATTGAACTTGTGTCTTAGTGAAGTGATTAAATGCTTACCTGTCATATATTTATCTTCTCTCTGGGCGTCTTCTGTAGTAGACGCAACAGGAAAACTCAGCCATATTGTATCACCAACATTGAGTTCAGAGTTACCATGCAAACTTACTTCCAAAACTTTGTTTGCTAGATGCTTACTATAACTTCTCTTATATGCAAGCGATCTTTCTGAAGACTTGGGTCTTACTCCCTCATCATTGAAAATCTCTAACTGATCATGCTGAAATCGAGTTGTAATCAAATCAACGTATGCACTGGTTGATGAGTTGCCTGGCACTTTATAACCATTCAGTGTGACAAACTTATCTCCTACCTTTTCATAACTAAAGTTTCTTTCAATCTTCTTCTTTCTTAGAGTATCAACCAATATAGTCTTTGCGCCATACATGCCTGTTACCATATTCTCTAGCATGTCTGCATCTTTTTCTACATCAAAGTCAATAATCTTAAATGCATCTGTAAATGGTGCATCTGCTTTCTTACCACCTTCTTTGTAGTTAGATGGTTCATACTGATACGTTGCTTTGACATCTTGTGCGACCAGTTCAGCCATGTTTCTAAAATGAAAGCCATTTGAGTCTTCATAGAAAACAAAATAAGCGGCTATATTATCAGCATTTGCTTCTGTTCTAAAAAAGTCTATTGTACTAGAGACAGTGTAGTTTGGAATCACAAACTTGTGTACACCATGTGTATGATCCACTGTAATAGACTTCTTTATATTCATATTCATACTTGATATATTGGTGTATGTTCCCTTGATTGCCTCACTTTGATAGAACTCTTTTAGTAGACTTCTCATCATATTCTCAATGGTGTTTCCTTGATCTCCACCATAACTGCGAGAAATCTTCTTGTCTATTGTAGCA